TGTCACTGTCATAGCGTCCTAGCTCGTAGTTCTGATCTAGCGCCTGCTGCTGCTGTTGTAAGCCTACGTTACCTGCACCCATATCAAACATACCGCCACCAGCACCCATAAGGTTACCAAACTGCTGTTGCTGTAGACCTTGGTTGACACCAAACTGATTCATGTCCAAGCCAGCTCGCTGTAGCTCTTGGCCGTAAGCGTCATTAGTAGATTGAGCTGATAGCTGCGCGAGTGCCTGAGCTTGTGCTTGGTTAGCGCCAAAGGCATCTGGCTGTACCATACCGCTACCGGCACCTACGCCGTCACCGGCAAGCCTAAGACCTAAGCGGCCACTACCAAACATACTCTCATTATTCTGAGCATTCATCTGTGCAAACTGTGGCTCTAACAAAGCAGCCCGTTGTGCGTATAAGTCTTGCCCAGCTTGCTCAGGATTGAAGTCATAACTAAACTGATCTGGCGCCTGTTGTGCCATGTCCCCAGCCTGACCAAAGAGGCCTGTGCCTTTACTCATAAGTCCAGCCATACCGTCAGTGCCTGCAAAGCCTCCTGTGTTTCCATTCCTAAAGGTCACTGGATTGAAGGTACCTGCGTCTGGCGTACCATTGGGTACGATAGCTCCACCTCCGCCTTGGCCGCCTTGGTTACCTTGGTTACCTTGGCCGCCTGAGTAGCCTTGAGGTGCTGCTTGCTGCCGTGAAACAAGATTACGTGCGTAATTAACTTGATCTTGTGGTGTGCCTATATTAGCCCGCTGCGTCGGATCTAAGCCGTCGTAAATACTCTGAGATGCTGGTGACATACCATATCTAGTTTGATCCATAAAAGATTGAGCAAAAGGTGATAAAGGGGAGCCAAGCATACCCATCCAATCACCAGCTGAGTTTGGCGTCCTTGGTGTGAAGTCTTGTCCATCAATCATAGCCTGAGCGTTACCAAGACTGTGCTGATCCCTTGCTTGTTTAACAGTAAGGTTCTGTTGTTGCGGTAGCGCCCCTGCATTACTTAAGCTGCTAACAGGCACATTGTTATTACCATTACCTTGATATTGGCTTCCTTGGGCTGAAGCGGGATTAGCTCTATTAGCTTTAGCTTCATTACCTTCACTTGTTCCTGATTGATAGCTTCCGTAACCCATTATGCCGTCCTCTTCCAAAAGTAAACTACAACATACGGCTGCATGATGTCATGTGTGTGAGCTGCGCCACCACCTTCATAATCTAGCTCAGAAGCTCGGACGTAATTTTGACCGCCGCTATCGGCACTGCCGTCAGGATCACCATTACCTTGAGTACCTGTGTAGCCATGTACGTGACTAGGCATTTCAGCAACAGTAAGCGTATGTGAATCTGTTGTAGCACCACCTGTGTCTCCAGCACTATAGCCACCACCGTCACCAAGTAAGACACGACCAGCACCAAAGGCTGCCCACGTCCCTACGCCAAGCAGAGTAGCGGGGCTAGTAGAAACAATTGAAGTATAAACAGAGCCTACAGGATACGCTAAGGCATTAATAGTTGCTGCTGTGGGCGTAGCTGCTGTTACAAAGGCTGTAGTCGCCAATTGTGTACTATTAGTGCCTGCTGTAGCCGTAGGTGCCGTGGGCGTCCCTGTGAGAGCCATACTAGCCTTCTGAGCCTGTGTAAAGGCTGTGGTAGCTATCTGTGTACTATTAGTAGCTGTGGCCGCTGTAGGTGCCGTAGGCGTCCCTGTAAGCGTAGCGTTAGATGAGTTAGCTTTAGTGGCTACTGCTGTTACTATGTTATTAAACTCATCGTCCAGCTCAGTACCACTTAAAGTCTTGAGTGGATTACCCGTGACTAAGGCATCCTTTGTTGCAAAGTTAGTTGCTTTTGTGTAGTTAGACATGGTTAAATTACCTTACCTTGTTTAGCATAAATTGATAGTTTCTGTAAGCTCATTGATGTACCGTTGATTGTGGTTGTGAAGCCTATTTGAATAATATTACCCGACCCTTGTGCTGGAGATGATTGTTCATTAATTAAAACTGAACCAGCATACTCAGCTATACCATACTCAGCTATACCATACTCAAAGACTAAACCTGCCTCTAAAGTAAATGTTTCAGAGTAATACACTGGACTATATTCGTAGCCTAGCTTAAGAGTAAAGTTCTGGCCTGTAGCACCTACTGTAGTGGCTGTAACTCTCTTAAGTATCTTATTGATGTTAGGCATCTCTAAATCAAAATAGTTGCTGTAGTAGGCCATAGCATACGAAGAGGTGTCATCTAAGTAGCCACGATACTTGGCAATACCATTAGGCTGTGCAAAGTATAACTCAGAACCTACAGAAAGTAGGCCGTTAGGCGTAAGCTCAGGCCATACTGTAGTTCTGTAGCTGCCATCCTCTAACATCATCCTAGTGTCAAAGCAGAAGGTCTGAGGTGAGGCTGGAAACGTAAGCAAGTAGAAAGCATTAGTTGCTGAATAGACAGACTTGACATTAGCTAATACTTCGTTGTTGACAGCTTGAATTATGTCATCACGTACATTCTTAGATATGTCTCGCATTGGTTGAGACTTCTCTTGTACAGTACGGTTCAGTGAGCGTACACCTGTGTTGCTTAAGAAGAGTATATCTTCACCTGTGTTCTGTACACTATCTCTCGCTATGCAGCCGACACCTTGGATAACTTCTACTAAGGTTAGCGTTGTTGTAGTCATTGACTGTTGGAAGTTGTTACCATCACCATAGATGATAATGTTATCCTTACAGAAGATAATGAGATAGCCGTTGTGTGCGCCTAAGGCTACAATCTCATCAGCACCTTTAGTGAGGACACTAGAGATGTCAATAGAGCCTGCTGTGCCTGTACTAAAGTTGTGTCCATCAAGTACATCAGAAAACCATACTGTCGTCTTGTTAGTAGGTGTATCTGCATTCCAAACACGACCATAGGCAGACAAAGCTGTATTAGATAGCTGATGTGTGCCTGTAGTATGGGAGTGTGCAACAAAGGACTCAAAAGTGTCTGCGCTATTTTCATTAGTATAGATAAGTGGTATGTAGCCCCTCTGATAAAAGTAAGCGTGGTCATTTAAGACAACTGACTGCCAATTACCTTTAGTGATAGTGTCTGAAGTTGTTGGCGTTAACGTAGTTAGCGTGTCACTCCCTTTGTAGAACTTAGTAGCACTCCACGATAGCCTAGTACGGGAGCCAGTGATCTCCTGAAAGTCTGAGAGGCCTAGTAGGTTAATGCCTACGTTATCGCCAGCTACAGTATCTAAAGATGCAGACAATGTAGACCAGCCTTTACGTGAGCCTAAGCGACCAAACTTATCTATAATACAGTTATCTGCGTGTAGTGCAAAGCCTTCCTGTAGTGTGACTCCAGACTCTTGGGTGTTTAAACCGTAGAAGGCTGGGGCAGCTATGGAAGACGTTAGTAACGGTTTAGCCATCTTATGGTGCCTCCCAGATTAGTTCCTCAGGATGCTTATTGGCATCAATAGCAATAGCATCTGATAAGTAGACTGAAGACAGAGCCTTAGCTGACACAGCTGACATACCACCATCTTCACCACGCTCCTCAAGTGCCATGGCATAAGCTAAGGCTTGTACAGGTAAGAAAGGAACCTTAACTGTATCATCGTCATTAATTATGTCAGGCGACCTTTTGATTACGTTGAAGTTTAATGTGTAGACGCCATTAGGGATAGGGTAGATGTCTACCTGTGTATCACCTAAGTCGCTTAAGCCGTTAAAAGAATAATAGTTGGGCGACCCTTTAGCTGGATCACTGTTTAGGTATATGTTATTAAACCAATGTGCAGTCTGGTATTGCATAAAACAATTACCTGTGTCGTTAATAACATCAAGCACTGTAGATTTATCACCAAAGTCAGTTAAGGCATAACTAAAGACGCCGTCTTGTGTTGTGACCGTCATAGTCTCACGTAGATTAGACCAGCTCCATGCACTCTCAACCATCTCTATAGCATCATGCACAAACAGACCGACTAGCTTAGAGTAGCTATTTTCATTGATAGAGTCTACCTCACGCTCCCTAAGGCGTATGAGTATGTTATTTACTAATTGCTTATATGTCTTCATGTGTTACTTTCCTTTGAACTTAAGGCTGCCTAGCTTACCAGACATTATCTTTGTTAGCAGCCCTCGGAGGCCAAACTTAACTACGTATACGCCTACTACTAACCATTGGTACCAATCAGGCATTGCAGCAAAAGACTCGAAGCCAGCTGTAACCTCTGCTTGATAACCTAAGAATGAAGCAGCTATAGGTACCAATAGTAAGGCGATCATTACCTCATCAAGGAGTGACTTATCCATCTGCTGCATAGCCATGGCATCTAGGTTGTAATCCTGAGTCTGGCCATCATCGGCTAACTTATTAGCAGCCCTAGCACCAGCAACCTTAACGTCTGCTTCAGCTTGAATAGACACTACAGCCGCCTCAGACTTAGCTTTAGCTACTTGATTCTTGCCTTCTAAGTATGTACTACCTAGGTTAGCTATTGGGTTTAAAAAACTTAGAAAGCTCATTAGTTATCTCCTCATTATAATAGCTACATTAGTAAGTACTACCATTTAGCTTTATCTGCCCAATACGCTGCACTCATCTTGCCTTTAGCTATGTTAGCGCCATGACGAGCCTTGAAGCTAGCTCTCTTAGCCTTCATAGCCGCTGACTCACCAGCCTTAGGTTTGCCTGCTGTGCTAGCACCTTGCTCACCAAAGCGTATTGTTTTAGTTACGTCGCCTACCTTAGCTACGACTACGTGAGACTTCTTAGCGTGGCTGGGGGTTCGTTTAGGTTTGTTATAACCAGTGACTCCAGCTCTCTTTAATTTGTTATCCACCTTATTATCCTCTCATCATAAATGCTGCACCCGTCACCAAGGCAGCTATAAGTAATCTAACAAACCATTCATTAGCTCCACTTGACTTAGACACAGTAGCCAGCTTAATTGAGTGCTCGTCTAAAGTGACGGAGTGCTTATTAAGTCGACTGTCTTGTGTATGATTGTGAGCCACTAAGCCATCAATCTTAGTGTCATGCTGAATCAGCGTAATCATTGCATCTGACAGCTTATCAATCTTAGTTTCTAGTCTGTCGAAGCGACTGTTGACATCATCCATGCTCATCATCTCAAGTAGAGGGTGACACCAAATAGTGCCGCCATTATTAATAGTAATATACCCCCGACCTTGAGGCCGAGGGTTAGTGTTGCTTCAAGTGCCTTAGCTCTTTTCTGACGCTTACGTAAGGCTACCCTTTCTTTAGCCCTTTGCTCTCTGTAGTATTGAGCTTTAAAGTCAAGCCATATCATGTAGCCGCCAACACGCTCACTGTTTAGTTTGTCCTTAAGGAAAGCTTCCGCCCTCTCCAAGTCTCTCTTGGCTGTAAACGCATCTTCTACACTAAGCTTACCTGACTCCAGTTTCTTCTTAACCTCCCTTTCTGCGCCAAAGAACTCACCGAGTGAGGCGCCTGCATCCACAAGCTCCTTACCATTCATAATAGTAGTCTTAATGACGCCAAAGGCTAAGTTAAGTACCGTGAGTTCGGCTAACATTAGGCAGCAACAGGCATCAAAGCCTTTAGCGCATCCGCATTACTCGCCGCATCCATAGACACCTGCAATGCTGCATCGTCTGTACGGATAACTTCACGGGCTTCTTCGGCTGCTGTAGCTTCCGCTGGGATGGTTGCTTTAATGTCTAAGGGTGCAAAGGCTGCATTACGTGTGGCTCTACGAGCATCATGTGCAATTACTTTTGCCTTGGTCATGTCTACTGTAATCATGTTCTATGCTCCAATCTTGTGTATTTTGACTAGGGTGTATACTGAGTTTTGGCCTGATACGTTTGAGCTGACACCAAAACCGTTACTTGTTTTTGTTACTTCGCCGTAGTGCTGTATTTCAAATACCTTTGCTGACGCTAACACAAGAATTCTAGACCCTAAACTTCTGCTTCCTACAGCATCGCTTGATGAAACGTACTCGCTAGTCCCTTCCGCATCTGTCGTAGAGTCTGTGATGTTTTGCAGCCTAGTGAAGTGCCTGTTAACATCGAAAGCAAGGGCAGACCAATCAACTAGATAAGTACCCGCCTGTAACGTGAATTGGTTTGAGGTAATAGACACTATGTCTTCAGGATCATCAAGTTCAGTGTTTAAATCTCTAGTGCGCCAAGCGCCTGCTGTAAAATCACCACCATTCACGTTATACGCTTTAACATCTGCAATGACTGCCACTGACTTAACAAAGGCCGTATCAAAGTTATCATCACCTCGTATTACTGTAGCCATTATGCACCTACCCCATCAGTCAACGTAGCCTCATCAACTGTCCACGCATTCCGAAATACTCTGTCAGAAGGTACTACGTCATCAGCTACAATCTTAAACTTCAAGCCTGTAGGTACGTCTTTCAAAGCAGTCTGTGCGTCAGTTAGAGAACAATTAGCTGCTGGAGTTATTATGGCTACACTGCCGTCTGTTTGTTGATATATGATTTTCATTTGTTTGTTCCTTAGTTATGAGCTGAATATGATAAGCTGAACATCATCCACAGGATCTGTTGCAGAGCCATTTGTTGTTATTCGCACACGCTGTGATGTTGTAGTTCTGTAGGCTGCTGTTGCCCGCCCATAAACATGAACAGTAGTATCCCTATTTGCAAATTGAGTAGAGCCAACACAGACAAAATCTTCATTAGGCATAGCTGTGGCAAGGTTAGCTGTATAATTAGCTGAACCTTCATCGGTAACACTACTTACGTTAAAACTACCGTTAACAGTACCTCCAGCACTGAAGTTAACCCAAGCCTTAGCCATCCTCTGGTCTAACGCTGGAATACTTGGCTCAGTTGTTGTGCTACCGCTGCTATGGAGGATTGTGTCGAGTTTAAGTGTAGACATTATGCTTGGCCTCCCATTACTATTACGTTTACGAAAAGTTTATCCCCTAAGTTTGTAGAAGAAATCCAAGTACCCAACCTTAAAGAAGTTGTTGTATAGTATGAGTTTGAAGCACCTCTAACTTGAACAGATCCCCCACTATTTGAGACTCCTGAGACTGTATAATTAACATTAGCCATAGCTGTAGCAAAGTTAATACTATAATCGCCAGTACCATTATCAGTAATCGAGCTAACATTCTCACTGTCCCTAATAGCAACTGTACCTGTGCCATTAAAGTTCACCCAAGCTGTAGGGATTAACCTCTGACCTTTAACAGTGGGGATGCCACCAGAGGCACTCTGTAAATCGTTTGCTTTTATAGTAGACAAGATATGCCTCCTGCTTTTGTTTGATTATTCATCACAAAATTACCCACGTTGAGCCACTAGCCACTGTAACTGTGTAGCCACTATTAATTGTAATTGGCCCTATACTCATACCGTTCTCAGTACCAGCAAATGTAATATTCTCTGCTATGACCTTAGCGTTAGTTCGGATAACTGAATCAGTACCTAGTGATGGGCCACCACCACCTAGTTCACCCCAAGCTCCACCACTGTAACCCTCGAACTTATCATCCGTAGCGTTATGTCGGAACATACCTGCTGCGCCTGTAGGACGTTGGGCGGTTGTTCCTGTAGGCATTGAAGCTGCACCAGTAGATGAGTCTTTAGATACGCCACCTAAGTTTTCTAGTGTAGCTGCTGCATCATTAAAGTCA